TCTTCCTTCACCTTCCTTCACCAACGAGAGCCTGTTCTGATGGACTTCCTTCCCTTGCTTCACCTTTCTTCACCTCCGTCGGTCAAGCGATAGAGCAGGCCCGTCCGGCCCGCTGTCGGCACCTGTACCGTCGCTAAATCGCCCCGTTGCATGAGTGTCTCGATCAACTCACGGAAGCTGCGAGCGTCCATCTTCATCCGTTTGAGCAGCACTTGGTGGGACAGCTCATGTCCCGGCGCGTCTCTCAGCTTCTGAATGAGCTTGAGGCACTCGGCGTGGAAGGGATTGTCCGCCACGTGACTGTGGGCCATGAACAGCATCCGTTGCGTCTGGTGCATCACAAACTGCGACGCCCATTGCACGGCAGCCAGGCCGATGCGCGGTGACTCGTGGCTTTCGCTGATCGCATGCAGCAGCGCCAGCTTGCGGACCTGCTCGCTGACACGCCCCCAGACGGTCGTGCCGACCGGATCGCTGCCCTCCTCGGCCTTGGCATATTCGGCCTCAGCTTGCTCGCGGGTTTCGATGAGCAAGCACTTGGCTTCGTCTGTGTGCTCGATGACTGTCGGGATCGGGTGCCAGTTCTCCAGATTGCCCGTACCGGGCCTGTAGTCAGCCCACCACCGGGCCGTCGCCAGGACGCGGGGTGGCAGGTCGTTAATGGACGGCTCCTGTCCACCGCCTCGTGGTCCGGCTTCCAAGATGATCATGCGGGCGAAGAAGCCGTTGGTAAGCATCCGTTCCGACAGCGCCTGGTAGTAGTGGTTCGGGATGGCTGTGCCGAAGATGACTAGGCTGGGCTGGTCGATCACACGCGGCGGCTCCTTGCCCGCCTTGCGCCGCATGGGAAACACGCTGTTGGCCGACGAGTACATGGTCAGCAAAGTGCTCATGATCGCTTCGTGCCGAGCGTCCTTCGCTCTGTTGATCGACTGGAGCATCCCGTCAATCTCGTCGGTCTGGAAGAGCATCGACGGGGTGGCGAACAGTGCATCTTGGATGCCCTCGCCCGAAGCGAAGCGCTCGCCCAGGCAGTCGGCTAGGCCGACCTGGTGGACGATTCGGGTATTGATCTTGCGGGGCCAGTCCTTGCCGGCGGCCGAGTGCGCCAGGCCCAGCAGGTAGAGGTTCGTGCGGTTGTCGCCACTATCGCGAACCTTGCGCCCGGCCAGGAAGGCCAGCAGCGAGAGCGCGCCGCAGAACGCCATCACCGGATTGGGATATGGTGCGGTAGCCAGGCAGTAGTCCGTGATCTCGTCGACAAAGCCGGGGATGCGCAACATCTGATCGGGCAGCGGTCCGGGGTCCGAAGGTCCATTGCTGTCGCTTTGCTGTGAGGCGCATGAGCCTAGAATGCCGGAGATGTCCACGCCTGCGGGGCTGTCGGCCAGAGAATCGCCGCCATATCCGATTTCTCGCAGAGATCGTGCGGCCTGTTCATAGTCTGAGCCGTGCTCGAGCAGTGCGTAGACCGAGAACGGCGAATAGGCACGGTTGGGCTCGAACGGTGCGGCGTTGGACGAGAAAACGTAGAAGACCCGGTCCTTGAGGGTAGCGGACGTGCCCGATTCCTTACCTGGACGCCGCCAGTATTCGTTCTGGCCGCCCTTGGTGCGAACCCATCCGTGCTCTTTGAGGGTGGCCCGGACATCGCCGCGTTGGTTGTATTCATCGCCCGGCCTGTCAGTACTGCACTGCGGAGGCTCGCGCCCGCTGGGATGTTTCGGGCCGTCGACGGCAGGCGGTACATACTCGTTTAGTTCCCACGCAGCCTGCAGCAATACCTCGCGCTCAGGCCCGGTTAGCACGGGCAACTGGCAGAGGTCGCCCTGGATGATTCCATATCCATCTGTGGGTGCACACAGGAACAGGCCGCCTTCACCGCGTGTTTCGATCAGTGCAGCGACCTTGTCACCATCTTTGCGCTGGGCCAGTTTGAGGCTGCCGCAGACCCGGACGTTGCAGCGGTAGATGGCATGGCGGCCGCCGGACTGAGTTCTCTGGATGACGAGACGCTCGCGCAGTTCGGCAGGTATGCGATCCCACCAGGCGGAGAAGAGCTCGCCACCGGCATCGAAGTCGATGATCTCCAGGTTTTGCGATGCCTGGCCGCAGAGAATGCAGACCGCGTCGGGGTTGTTGGCGAACCACGCCGACAACTCGGCCTGCGTGGGCAGTCTCTTCTGGTACTGCTTCCACGATCCGGTGGCCGGGCGCTTCTCAGCCCGACGTGCGGGCAGTACGCACAGACCGGCGGCCAGGTAGTCCGTTGCCGCTTCATGGAAGATACGTCTGCTGGTCAGAACGGCACCTCCTCGTCGTCCGCCCAAGGATGTTTGGTTTCATCAGAGGGTTCTACTTCGTCCCACCCCGGCTCGCGGTAAACGGGCTTGTCGCCGAACTCGTAGCGGATGATTCTGTCGTATTTCTCGCCAGCTACTGATCGAACGGTGATCGCTTTCGTTTCAGCCAGCGCTCCACCTTCGGCCAGTTCGACCGCGTGCTCGGCGGTGTCGGGGACCGGCTCGTTGCTGTGGGCCCGCCACCAGGCCTCCGCCTTGGTCCGCGCGTAGCCGGTGTGCTCGAAGCAGATCCACTCGCTGCAGTAGTCGTTGAATCCCACGCGATAGTCGACGCGCATGCTGCGCGGGTGGTCCTGCGGCGCTCCGCGCTTGAGGTGCACGGAGAAGTACACGTCCTGCACCTGGTGCTCGGCCTCGGTGACCTCGCCGGAGATGATGTCGGCCGTCGAGGCCCGGCTGTCGTGTTGTTCCCGAACCGGCGGCGGGAACTGGTAGCCACACTCGGGGCAGACGGCGTAAGCGGCGTGGATTACCTCCTGGCATTCGGGACACTCCTTGGCCGGCGCTTCACCAGAACCGTTGTCGCGTTCCTTGACTTGCAGGGCGTCGACCGGCCCGTGACGCAGGATGTTGCCGCCGAAGTCCAGAATGAGCGCGTCGGCTTTTCCTGGATGAAGCCGGAAAGATCTCCCGACCATCTGGTAATAGAGGCCTGGTGAGTTGGTCGGCCGCAGCAGGGCCACGCAGTCGATGTTCGGGGCATCGAAACCGGCGGTCAGCACGTTGACGTTCACCAGGTACTTCAGCTCGCCGTCGCGGAACCTCTTGAGCGTCTCGGCCCGTTCGAACGGCAAGGTGTCGCCGCAGACGAATCCGCATTGTTGGCCCATTTCGCGGAGGATGCGTTGAATGTGCTGGGCATGATTCACACCAGCCGCGAAGATCAGCGCCGAGCGGCGATCCTGTGTGTGATCGACGATCTCATAACAGGCCGAGTGGACCAGCGAGTCGTCGTCCATCAGGACCTCGACCTCGCCGGCGATGAATTCGCCGCCACGGATGTGCAGGCCCGAGGTATCGACCTTGCGCCGACCGGCCTTGGTCTTCAGCGGACAGAGGTAGCCCTGCACGATCAACTCGCGGACGCCCACCTCATAGCACACATGGTTGAGCAGGTTGTCGGGGCCGCAGATCATTCCGGTGGTCATGCGGTACGGCGTGGCCGTCAGGCCGATCAGCCGCACGTTGGGGTTGACCAGCTTCGCCTCGGCCAGGAAGGTGCGGTACATGCCCTCGCCGTCGGGCGGGAGCATGTGGGCTTCGTCGATACAGATCAGATCAAAAGCATCGAGTTCCGCTGCCCGGCGATAGATGCTCTGGATGCCGGCCACGATGATCGGATGGTCGGTGTCGCGGCTCTTGAGGCCCGCCGAATACACTCCGATGCGGTTCCACAGGTCCGGAGCCATCGCCTGCAACTTATCGACGGCCTGTTCGAGTAGTTCCTTGACGTGGGCCAGGATTAGAACGCGCCCGCGCCATTTCTCGACGGCGTCGCGGCAGATACTGGCTAAGAGGGGCGTCTTGCCCGATGCTGTCGGCATCACCACACACGGATTGTCATCCCGACGGCGCAGATGGTCATAGACAGCGCTGACCGCCTCGACCTGATAAGGACGCAGTACGATCGGGTCGGATTGGGCTACCGCCACGGCCATGCCGCGTCACCTCCGTCACTCATTGGTCGGTTGCATAGCGGGCAAATGCGCAGGGGCAGTTGGTCCACCTGCACCGCCAGGTGACCGTGCGGCCTATCGAGCTCGCAACGCCGGGTGAACAGCAGGTCGATCTGGCTGTCGTCCTTGTAGAGGCCGGCGTGCTCGAGCGAGTCGTTGACGGCCTTCTGGATGTTGTCCAGATCGCGACGGCGGCGGTCCGGCGGGAAGGCATCCATGCATAAAGCGATCCGTCCATCGGCGGGCGGCTTGGGAGGACAGCCACTGCCCAGGAGGGCGCAGACGTTCTTGCGGAACGTCCGGCCCTCCCGGCTGATAACCATGCGGTTGCGCCACTTCCGCCAGTAGTGGTTGATGCTGGGCGGCCAGGGCAGCGTCAGGATCACGCCTGCTCCCTCCGCCACTGCCAGATGTGCTCCAGCTCTTCCTGGGCTTGCTGGCGGGTGTCGAACTCCGCCCGCTGGTGGCCGTCACGCGTCCAGGCGGCGTAGTGGTCCATCGGGTGAACGCTGCGCCAGTAGTCCAGGTCCACGTCGCGGATAGCGTAGAAGACGGTTTCCCTGTCTTCCACCATCTCCCGCACCTTCACAATCCGCTCGTCGCCGTTGACGACGTCCATGTCGGTAGCCATCTCAACACCTCCTCATCGCTTCCAGGGCGGGGTGTTGTCGGTGACCGGGGCCTGCTGCGGCCGCCCGGTGGCCGCCTCTTTCTTGACATAGCCTTTGATCTCGTTGGTCAGTTCATCGTTGTCGGTACGCTTCTTGATCTTGACGGTGATGACCAAGGGCAGGTTGTGTAGCTCGACGCTGTCCTTCGGCTGCATGACACCGACGGCGTGACAGATTGCTGACAGTTCCGACCGGGCGATCTTCACCGCTGTCGCGTTCGGGTTGTTGAGGTTCAGTCGTGCCCACAGGACACGATTCTTGTACTCGCCCTCCAGAATCGTGAACGTCAGTTGCAGGTAACTGCCCGAACCGTTCTTGGTGGCTTTCATCTCCGACTCGGTGATCGCAGCAAGGTATTTGCCCGCCGGGATCGGCTCGAACGAGGCGTTCGGGTCGACTTCGTTGGCGTTGAATCCGTTCAGATCAGCCATTGGAATCCTCCTGGGTCTGAGTGTTTTCGTGGGTCATTGCAGCCAACAGCGCCTGCCACGACAGCGGCAGCTCGGCTGGCAGCGAGTATCGATTCTTGGCGATGCACGACGGCCCGCCGACGGTACGCAAGATGCGCTCGCCACCGTCGGTGCCCAGCGCCACGGCGATGCTGCGCATCCGGTTGAAACCGGCGTCCTCGCTCTCGGTGCGGAACTTTCGCGTGGCAAACAGCACGGCGTCGCACCATTCGGTCACCAGCGCCGCGGCGTGCTTATGCAGGCGAGGCGAATAGCGGTCGTAGGCGACTGACTCGGGGTCCTCGAACTTCTCGACCTTGGCGTGGGCCAACAGGATCACGCACATACCGCGTTCGTTGCGCAGGGCGTCCAGGCCGTCGAGCACCTCGCGCCACTGGGTCAGGGCATGGGTGTAGCCCTTGGCGTAGCCGCCATCCACTTTCTCGATGCTCTTGACGCCGTACTCGCGACAGACCTCGTCCCAGATCAACCGTTCCAGCCAGTCGAGCGAATCGATGACCACCGACTGGTAGTCGTGATCCTCGGAGTACAGCACCGAGATTGCCGACATCACTTCGTCGAAGCGCCGGGCCAGCGGGAAGCTGCTGCAATCGATCTGGTCCAGTCCGTCCTCGGTGGGGATGAAGATGGGCGTGGGGGCCTGCGATGCGGTGGTACTCTTGCCGATGCCCTCGGTGCCGTAAATCAGCAGCCGGGGTGGTGAGTGGCGCGGGCCACTGTGAATCTGTTGTAGTAGTGACATTTACT